CATTTACTCCTCCTCCTCCCGGTCCAAAACGGCTCAACGCCTAGCGAGATCATCGCGATCAGCAAAAGGACTTTCACGACGCAAGGCCGTTTTCTTGCGCCCAAACGTGCGTGAGCGCGCAATCGATCAAATGATCCTCCACGCTTACAATTTCTTCTTCGCCGTCTGGAGTTGGCAACTCCATAAATAGCCGCTCAATGTCGATTTGCACGGACTTGGAGCCTGGACCCCACGAGAGCAGCATGACTTTGTCAATGTTTGGTAAATCTCCATCAGGAGTAAACGTCGCCTCGACACTGACATCGTTCCTCCAGAGTCTAGCCAGGAACATAATTTTTCGAGTGATTTTCACGCCGCCCATTTACTCCTCCTCCTCTCTGACAGTTTTAGCAATCGACCCGATCAAAGGGGGTAAAGGCGGTAAAGGGGGTGTTTCGCCCTCCGCCATCAGCTCACCCTTGCTCAAGACTTGGATCTGATACTGCCGCATTTTGGGCGGGAATTCCCCCCATTTATATGTGCCATGCGGCCAAATCCCTAAGGCATCGGCCAGTTTTTTACGACTCCCAAAATAATCCGCCGCTTCCTCGGTCTTCATTTTCAACCCCATTTTGATCTTAGCTGTTGCAGCCTGGATCAATATATATATAATGTCAAGATCGTCACAACCGGGTAACCCGACCGTGACAAGCAGGAGATACGAATGTCTACAAATTTGAAAAGTACCTCGACGGTGTCGTTGACCGGGCTAAAGGCGCTCGTCTACGGAGGCCCAGGATCGGGTAAAACGGTTCTGACCACGACATTGCCAAGCCCGGTTATTTTAAGCGCAGAAGGTGGTCTTTTGAGCATCGCGGATGCTGGCTTACCATTCCTCAAAATAGACGGGATGGAAACTTTACGAGAGGCCTACGCGTGGCTGTCGGATAGCGATGAAGCCAAGCAGTTCGAGTCCGTTGCCTTGGACTCGATTTCTGAGATTGCCGAGGTCTCTTTGGCGACTGAAAAGGCAGTCGCGAAAGACCCTCGTGCGGCTTACGGAGAAATGCAAACCACGATGTCCGAGGTTATCCGGCTGTTTCGGGATCTTCCAAAAAACGTCTATTTCACCGCCAAAATGGAAAAGTCTCAAGACGAACTGGGCCGTGTTTTATATGCCCCTAGTATGCCTGGACAAAAACTTGGACAGTCTCTCCCCTATTTTTTCGACATCGTCGCCGCCCTCCGAACCGAGAAAGATGCGGATGGTACGATACAGCGAGCTTTGATGCTCCATTCGGACGGTGTTTGGCAAGCCAAAGATAGGAGTGGAAAGCTTGATGTGTGGGAGGCCCCGGATTTGGGGGCCATCATCAAGAAAGTGCGGGGTGAGTCATGAGCACCCTAGACGAAATCGCAGCTCTCTGGGTCCACGCTAAAGAAGGCGAGCGACAGGCGACGGAAGAGCGAAGAAATCTTGAAGACAAGCTGCTCTCCCTGGTCGGCTTGCCAGATAATCTTGAAGGCACGGAAAATATCGAGACAGATGGTGGCTACAAAATTAAAGCCGTGGGCCGGTTTAATCGCAAGGTCGACGCAGACAAGATCCAGGACATCGCAGCCGAAGAGGGGTTGGAGGATTATCTGGGATCGCTGTTCCGGTGGAAGCCGGAACTGAACATGACCGCGTGGAAAGCGGCATCAAAAAACGTCACGACTCCGCTTTTGGCTGGCATCACGACAGCCCCAGGCCGGATCTCAATCTCAATCACAAAGAAGGATAATTGACATGCCATTCTTAGACACACCGATCGTACTCGCTGACATTCCAGAGGAAGAAACCCGCGATTTTTCGCCGGTCCCCGAAGGCTGGTATGACGCAAAAATCAGCGACGCCGATGTCAAGAACACCAAAGCGGGGACGGGCAAGTATATCTCCCTTCGCTTCGACATTATCGGGCCGAGCTATCAGGGCCGCGTGGTTTGGACCAATCTCAACACCATAAACCCAAACCCGAAAGCGGAAGAGATTGCGCGAAGCCATCTTGGAGACATTATGCGAGCGACTGGTTTGGCCAAAGTCGTAAATACCGACGAACTGGTGGGGTTGGTTCTGTCGATCAAAGTTTCGACGCGACACGACGAGACTTATGGATCTCGCAACGAGGTCAAAGATTTCCGTGCGGTCGAGGGATCTTCGATGCCAACCGCGTCGGCGCCACCAGCGGCGAGCGCCGCGCCGCCTTGGGCGAAAAAGGGGGCGTAATTCTTGCGAGCATTTTACGCATTTACGAAAGGAATCGGGGGGTGGTTATCCGCCTCCCGGTTATTTTAAATGGCCCCAATTCCAGAACCACAGCGAACAATAAGATCATTAATCGACGCGCAACACGAAAAATCTGCTGAATTACCACGCCCGCATATGGGGGCGAGTCAGCTTGGCCATCATTGTGAACGGTGGCTTTGGCTTAGTTTCCGGTGGGCGGTGATTGAAAAGTTTCCTGGCCGCATCCGGCGCTTGTTCCGCCGTGGCCATGAGGAAGAAAAGAACTTCATTTCTGACCTTGAGATGATCGGTGTGAAGTTTGAGAACCACCAGGAATATATTGATTTCGGCGGTCACGTCGGCGGATCTACGGACGGCACAATAAATTCAGGAGTTCCAGGAGCGGAAAGAACCCGCCATGTAGCTGAATTTAAGACACATTCTGAGAAAAGCTTTTCTGATTTACAGAAGAAAAGCGTCAAAGAGAGCAAGCCCATGCACTGGGCTCAGATGCAATTATACATGCTGGGAACTCGGATCGACCGAGCCCTCTATGTCGCCGTCTGCAAAAATGATGATCAATTATACACAGAGCGGGTGAATTTCAACAAAGAAGCCGCCGAGAAATTGTTGCAGCGCGGCAAGAGACTGGCCAAATCAGAGCGTATGCCGGAGCCGATTTCCACCGATCCAAGTTGGTATCAGTGCAAGTTCTGCGCGGCGCACAGTTTCTGCCACGAGACTAAGCTCACCAAAGAGGTCAATTGCCGAACCTGCGCCCACGCCACCCCAGAGGACGACAGTTCTTGGTCGTGTGCGAGGTGGGAGAGCGACAACATCCCGGTCGAGTGGCAGCACAAGGGATGTGACAGCCACGTCCTGCACCCGGATCTGGTGCCTTGGCAGCGCAAGCCTAGCAATACCCCTCACGAGGCCGTTTACGAGATCGCCGGCAAGGATATTCGGAACGGCGAGGCTGATGCTTTTTGTTTCGGCTCTAAAGAAATAATCATCGGCGGAGAGGATTGCGCGAATGACGCCGTCCAGGCCGTTCGCGCAGAATTCCCCGGCGCAAAAATCGAGGAAGCTGATGAGGTGCCGTTCTGATGTCGGAAGAAATTGCCTTCGCTTTTAATTGCCCTATCGCTGAAGCAAAACTGATCGCCTTACGAAAGACTAAATTTCACGCAGCTATTTCGGACCTTGGCCCAATCCGGGCCTGGAAAAGCAAGGATGGCTGGACCCTGGGAGGGAAATTACAGGACCCACGTCCATTTATTGAGGCGGCGAACCGAATGAAGTGGAAATACGATGCAAGCAAGATTGCGCCAATATCAGACTGACGCCGTCCAGGCGTTGTACGCATGGTTCCGCTCCAACAAGAGCGGATACCCGTGCATCGAGATGCCAACAGGGAGTGGCAAAAGCCACGTCATTGCTGCCATCTGCCGAGACGCCGTGACGCAATGGCCAGACACAAAGATCCTGATGCTGACCCACGTTAAAGAGCTGATCGAACAGAACGCCGAGAAAATGATCCACCACTGGGAGGACGCCCCGCTGGGCATCTTTTCTGCGGGAATGAGGCAAAAAACCCTTGGGATGCCGATCACTTTTGCCAGCATCCAATCGATTAGGGACAGGTCTGAAGATCTTGGGCATGTGGATCTGATTTTGATTGATGAGTGCCATCTGGTTTCGCACAAACATCAAGGATCTTATCGTAATTTGATCGAGAAACTGACAACCATAAACCCTACCTTGCGGGTAATTGGCTTGACGGCGACTCCGTACCGGCTTGGTCATGGCCTAATTACTGATGAGCCAGCGATCTTTTCCGACATCATTACGCCGGTCTCTATCGAGGAATTAATACATAAAAAGTTCCTTGCGCCTCTGAGGTCGAAGCTGACCAAGCACCAGTTAAACGTGAAAGGGGTGCATAAACGCGGCGGGGAATTTATTGAGGCAGAGCTTCAAGCCGCCGTTAACATACACTCTGAGAATGTGACGGTGGTCGATGAGGTGATCAATTTCGCCGAGGATAGAAAATCCTGGTTGTTTTTTTGCTCCGGCATTGATCATGCGAAAAATATCAAGGACCTCCTGGAGGACCGAGGCATCACTGCCGAGACAGTGACCGGAAAAACCTCAAAGAAAGATCGCGAAACAATTATCCGGGATTTCAAATCGGGCAAGATTAAGGCGCTAACCAACGCCAATGTTTTGACCACCGGATTCGATCACCCGGATCTAGATCTGATCGCTATGCTGCGCCCCACGTTATCGCCGGGCCTGTATGTCCAGATGGCCGGTCGCGGATTACGTCCAAAGACGCACACTGATCATTGCCTAGTCCTAGATTTTGCCGGTGTAGTACAGACCCATGGTCCCATCACAGCAGTAAACCCGCCGACAAAAC